TAGAAACATGGACACTGGTCAGATTGAAGCCAACGTTTTACAAAAAATGGGCGTTCCAGATTTTCTAACAAACACTCAAGTACAAGATGCCATAAACCAAGCGCTCGGAGCAACTGACTTTCTAAGCGAAGAAGATATTGCGAGAATGATTGCACAACAAGGTGGACCGGATCTTTCTGGTTACGCAACAAGCTCAGACATTTCTAATTTTCTAAGCCAAGAACAAATATCCAATATGATTGCAAACGCTCAAATGCAGGGTATGACTGAGCAACAGATTATGGACATGATTAAACAAGTCACAGGCGGCCAAATGAGTGATGACGCCATAAGAGAACTTGTAGCCAATCAACTTGCTGGCCTAGAAAGCGACCTCGATGCTATGAGCCGACTCCAAGAGGGTTTTGCAAGCGCAGACGAAGTACAAAGCTGGATAGAACAAGCCCTTAGTGAAGGCTTCACCGCAGAACAAATACAGAGCATGATTGGTACCTATCTGGAAAACAACCCAATGGAAGGCGTGGACATCACAACAATTCAACAAATGATTGCTGATGCTACTGCGGGAGTTCCAGGAATGGATGAAATTCAAAGAATGATTGATGAGGGTTTAGCAAACGGTCTTTCTCCAGAAGAAATTAATCAAATGATTTCTGAGTATTTAGCCAGTAATCCAATAGAAGGAATTACAGCGGAGGGAGTACAGCAGATGATTGCTGATGCAATAGCTGCCGCTGGAGGCGGAGAAAGCGGAGAAGGAGGAATGTCTATGGAAGACATTCAAGCTTTACTTGATTCAGGTTACATGACCGCAGACCAGATTAACGCGTTGATGGCAGAGTCAGGATATTTAGGACAAGAGGGTGTTGACTCTTCTGTACAAGCCGCTCTTGATGCAGCTTTGGGAGAAGGCGGTGCAATCAATTCAGCCATAGCCGCAGCGATGCAAAGTCAAGGCGGCGGACAAACACCTCCCACCGATACAGACATGAACTTTACTCAGCCGTACACTCCGGGAAGTTTTCCAACAAATCCTTATGGAAACGTAAATCCCTACGCTTTGATGCAGGGCCAGTTTGCCGGAACAACTCCTTTTAGTGGAGGAACAACAACGGGTGCAGAAATGCCAACGGGTCTAGGAACACTAAACCTTGGAGACCCATCACAATATAATTTTGATATACCAACAACCCCAGGAGCAGATCTTTATCCTTCCGGAATAGACCCAAGATACTTTAACCCTCCTACACCAAACAGGCGTTTACCAGAACCACCAACAACTCCACCGGAAGAAAGCGGATATAGATTACCACCAGATTTTTTTAACACGTACGGCGGATAAAGGAGAGAAGTTATTGACAGTTTAGATTTTGCTTATAAACTATTGAAAGTAGTAAAAGAAAAGCAAGAAAGAGTACAAACGATGATGCTTAACGGCGAAGTTAAAGACTGGGAGCATTATCGCAATTTAACCGGACAGACAGAAGCTTTGTCTTATGTTATGGCCGAAATAGATACGTTACTAGAAAGATCAGGAGAATAAAACTGTGAGTGACGCCACCACCGCCCTTGAAGAGAAGTGGGCGCAAGAAGAGGCTAGTAAAGCGCCTTTAGAAAAAGCTTACGAAAAAATTGGACAAAAGAAAACGGATGAGGAAAAACTCAATCCAGAAAAACTTTCCTCCGATTTATTAAGCCAGTTGCCTAGTCCAACAGGGTGGAGAATACTCATTCTTCCTTATCGCGGAAAAACTCAAACAGAAGGCGGCATTTATCTCACAGAACAAACAGTGGAACGACAACAACTGTCCACGGTCCTCGGTTATGTATTAAAGGTTGGCCCCTTGGCTTACCAAGACGAACAGAAGTTTCCAACAGGTCCTTGGTGCGAAGACGGTGATTGGGTGTTGTTTGGACGATATGCCGGTTCTCGTTTTGATATAGAAGGCGGCGAAGTAAAAATTCTTAACGACGATGAAATCATCGCTAAAGTAGAAGACCCAGAAGCAATTCTGCATAATTATTAACATGAGGAGTAAATCATGCCAGCACAAGAACTGACAAAAACTGACGAAGAAAAAATGGTAGACCTGGATATTTCGGGTCCTTCTGTTGACGTCGAATTGCCCCAAGAAGGCGCTCAAATATCTGAAGTATTAGAAAACGAAAAAGAAGAGGTTCCTGAAATTAATGTTAAAGAAGTTCAAGAAGTTCAAGAAGACAAAGAAGAGGAACTTGAGAATTACAGTAAGAATGTAAAAACACGAATTAATAAGCTCACTGCTAAGTTGCGAGAAGCAGAACGCAGAGAGCAAGCGGCAACTCAATTCGCTGAAAGCGTTAAAAAAGAAAACGAAGGACTTAAAACCAGAAACGTTGCTTTAGACGGAAATTATATTGTAGAGTTTGCAAACCGTATTACTACAGAAACGGAAGCAGCCAAGCAATCGCTTAAACAAGCAACCGAAATGGACGATGTTGAAAAACAGGTAGACGCACAACAAAAACTAGCGCGACTTGCTGTTGAAGCACAAAACCTTAAAAACTTAAATCAACAAAGAAAAAACCAAGAAGCGGCTTCTCCGGTTTCGCAAGCACCTTCTCCGGTTTCTCTTGACAAAGCTGTTGCCAACAATACTACAAATGAACAAGCTGCACCACCCGATCCAAAAGCGGAAGCTTGGGCAGAAAAAAACGATTGGTTTGGTAATGATACAGCTATGACCATGACCAGTTTTGTTATTCATCGTCAACTAACAGAGGAAGAAGGGTTTGACGCAAGTGAGGATGAGTATTATGATGAGATAGATAAACGAATGAGAACAGAGTTTCCCCATAAGTTTGATGAAGGAACTTCTGTTATTGAAACGAATAAGCGTCCCGCCCAAACGGTCGCATCTGCAACACGCAGTCCGAAAAGAGGGCGCGGCAAGAACACTGTGAGACTCACACCATCACAGGTTGCTATTGCCAAGAAATTAGGTGTGCCACTAGAAGAGTATGCAAAACACGTGAAGGAGTAAAGCATGACTAAAAAAACAGAAAACAACACTCGCGCTTCACGCGAGACCAATACTAGAGAAAAACAAGCTCGACGTAAACCATGGTCTCCACCATCCGCATTGGATGCGCCCCCGCCTCCTGAAGGCTATCGACATAGGTGGATAAGAACCGATGTCCGCGGACAATCTGACACGAAGAATATGTCAGCAAGACTCCGTGAAGGATATGAACCTGTGAGAGCAGATGAGTATCCGGACTTCGAAGCTCCCACCATTGAAGACGGTAAACACGCAGGATGTATTGGGGTAGGAGGGCTGATATTGGCCCGTATACCTGAAGAAACAGTTGAAGAAAGATCGCACCATTTTAATCTCAAAACTGAGGGACAAATGGACGCTGTTGACAACGACTACTTCAGAGACGGATCACATCCCTCTATGTCGGTTTCTAAACCAAATCGGCAATCTCGTGTAACATTGGGCGGTAAGAGAGCGGCTGATAAGGCTTAACTTTTATCGGTAATTTAATATCATCTTATTTAGAGGACTAAATAAAAATGGCTAACGTAGATAAAGCCTTCGGGCTTCGTCCGTATAAAGGACTTAATGTTGGTTCGGCTGTACAGCAAGCTAATAAGTATAGTATTGATCCCTCCGGATACGGTACAAGCATCTTTCAAGGTGACTTGTGCATATTCGCAGGCGGATATATTAACAGAGCAGCGGCTAGTTCAGCTAACATAGTTGGTGTGTTTTCACATTGTTACTATGTTAATTCCAGCGGAGAGCCTACGTTTTCGAATTACTACCCTGCAAGCACAACTGCACTCGGAAGTGGCGCTATAGATGTATTCATCTATGACGACCCTAATCAAATGTTTGTTGTACAAGCAGACGGCGCATCGGCTGTTACCTGTATAGGTAGAAATGCTGATACCGACGGAATTGGTGGTAGTACGACTACGGGCGTAAGCACTCGAGAGCTCGACTCAAGCACAATCGCCACAACTCAAGCTTTACAGCTTAAGATTGTTGGTGTGGTTCAAGATGATTCTAACGGAGATCTCACAGCGAATAATGCAAATTTGGTTGTAATAATCAATGAGCACGCTTACAGAGGTCCTGTGGCTGGAACTTAAGGAGTATAGATAATGGCAATAAGTAGAGCGCAACTCGTAAAAGAATTGCTACCTGGCTTGAATGCTCTCTTTGGACTAGAGTACGGCAGATATGACAACGAACATGAAGAAATTTATGACGTTGAATCAAGTGACCGCGCTTTTGAAGAAGAAGTTATGCTTACCGGTTTCGATGCAGCACCCGTTAAATCTGAAGGAGCAGGTGTAGCATTCGACTCAGCACAAGAAGCCTTTACCTCTAGGTATACCCATGAAACCATTGCTTTAGCGTTTTCAATTACTGAAGAAGCTATCGAGGATAATCTTTATGACAAATTGTCAGCAAGATACACTCGTGCGCTTGCAAGAAGTATGTCAAACACTAAGCAAGTAAAATCTGCATCTGTCTTAAACAGAGCCTTTAACACAAGTTATTTAGGCGGCGACGGTAAAGAACTTTGCGCAACAGACCACCCAACTGTGGGTGGCGCTAATTTGCGTAATGAACTTTCTACCTCTGCTGACCTTAACGAAACTTCGTTAGAGCAAGCACTGATTGACATTGCAGCATTTACAGATGAGCGTGGACTAAAAGTAGCACTTCAAGGAATGAAACTAATCATCCCTAAAGAACTACAGTTCACTGCTGATAGGCTCATGGAAACACCTGGTCGTGTAGGAACTTCTGATAATGATATAAACGCAGTACGCAACATGGGCATGGTCCCTGAAGGCTACGTCGTAAATCATTATCTTACTGATACCGATGCCTGGTTCATTAAGACTGATTGTCCAAACGGTTTCAAAATGTTTAACCGTTCGCCAATCAAGACTTCAATGGAAGCAGACTTCGATACTGGTAATGTTCGATATAAGGCACGCGAAAGATATTCGTTTGGGTGGTCTGACCCCCGAGCAGTCTTTGGCAGCCCCGGAGCATAAAGCTAAATATGGAACCCCGCCGCGGGTTTCTTACTCAACGCGGCACACTTTCTCTTTCTTTTTATATTTTTTCCAAGTAATATAGTTATTGTATCTAGGGATAACTTTGTCCTATCGACTGACCTAGCAGACAAGCCAAGACAATAGGACTTATTTTTTCAGGAGAAAAAATTATGGCAAAATCAACCTTTTCAGGACCAGTTAAATCACTAGCTGGCTTTATTTCGGCAGGAAACGCTAACGTAGTTAGTCTAACTGCTGACACAACCTTGACTGTTGCAGCACACGCTGGGAAAGTCATAGTAACTAATGACGCAGACGGTAAATTTACTTTGCCTTCTATTGTTGCAACTGCTCCAGGCAGTGACGACGATCCAAACCAAACCAACAACCTAGGCGCTACTTTTACATTTATAGTTGTCACCGCAGCAACAGATATGGACATCTTAACCGATGGAACCGATAAATTTGTGGGCGGTCTTTACACAGGTGTAACTGACGCAACAGGTAAAACGTTTATTTCAGGTGCGTCTAACGACGTTATCACTATGAACGGAAGCACCAAGGGTGGACTAGCTGGCAGTATCGTAAAAGTAACTGCA